CCTACACGGGGGCAAAGGCAAGCCGACTGCTGGCCGACTTTTTGAGTCCGTCTTCCTCTGCGGATAAGGAAATCAGGCCAGCACTTCGAACACTAAGGGATCGTTCCCGTCAACTGGCGAGAAACGAACCTTATGCGAACAGGGCTTTGCAGATTTTCAGAACTAACGTGATTGGGGATCAGGGGTTGTACTTTCAATCGAAGGCCAGAAATCTTCCATCAGGGAATGAAACCGTTGGCAGTCTGGATACTGTTGGAAACGACATCATTGAATCAAATTTCAAGAAATGGTGTCGGCCCGGGAACTGTGAAGTAACAGGGAAGCACTCATGGATTGATGTCCAAAACCTAGTCGTTGAAGGACTGATCCGGGATGGTGAAGTACTGATCAGGCACATCAGGAATGCTGACAACCCATTCGGATATTCCCTACAGCTTCTGGAACCTGATTTTCTTGACGAGGAATACAATGGAACCAATCCAGCCAATAAAAACCGAATCATCATGGGTGTCGAAATTAATGCTTTCAATCGCCCTGAGGCTTATTGGATTTTCAAAGGTCCTTCCCATCCTTTTGATGATCTGACTTACGGGAATGCAGATGCAGGCCGTATCCGTGTGCCTGCGGCAGACTTAATTCATATTTACCATCCTGAACGAAGTCAGCAGACAAGGGGGATTCCACTATTTGCCAGTGTTATGAAATCCCTGCATCAGTTAGATGGATACCTTGAAGCAGAATTGATTGCCGCAAGACTCGCCGCCGCAAAATCCCTGTTTCTGACATCACCTGATGGGCAGAGTTATGACCCTGATGACTTTGAAGATTTTGCACCCATCCTAGATGTTGAACCGGGAAGCATAACTCAACTAAAACCCGGCACTACAATTGAGCCTTGGAATCCAGATCACCCAATGACTGCATTCAAGGAATTCCACGCATCAGTACTTCGATCAATAGCGAGTGGTCTAGGGATCAGCTTTGTGAGCCTCAGTAATAATTTAGAAGGCGTTTCTTACTCTTCAATTCGGCAAGGTGCCGTTGAGGAACGGGATAACTTACGGGTCCTGCAACGATTCATGATCCAACATCTTGCTGAACCTGTTTTTTGTGAATGGTTGTCAATCAGTATCGCAAAAGGGGTGCTTCCGTTCCCTGCAAATCGTTTTGAGAAGTTCGCAGAAGGGGGACTTTTCAGGGGCCGTGGATGGGCACCTATTGATCCACAAAAAGAGATTCAGGCATGGATTCAAGGGATGCAGAACGGCATCTATTCACCTGCGGATGTGCAGGCCCATTTTGGTCGTGATCCTGAAGCAGTATTCAGTCAAATCGAGACTGATCTAAAAACAGCAGAGAGCTTTGGATTGGATATGAATTTACTTCCATTAGGTCCGAAAGCACCTGCAAGACCTGAGGTGGAAAATGATAAAAACGAGACAGCGGCATTGGATTAAGAAATCCAAAAAACTCTATAACAGAACCAAAGAACGCATCCTCAATAAGGTGAAGGGAAACAGATGTAACTTAATCAGCCTTCATCATGTGAATGGGAATACTCAGCATAATCATGGTGGCTTTCATAGAGATTAACACCTTTTTCAAAATCAACAATTTCATCATACCTATGAGTATGCCCATCAGAATGAGCAATCAATGTGGACGGCTCAAAAATGTTCGTTAAAACAAATGCCCAAATGCCAATAGCGATTGATATGAAAATACAGCGATCAAATTTTTTCATGACTGATTCTATTTAATTTTTTTTTGAGTTTTACGGAAATCGTAGAATGACTTTATTGAATAACAAAACATGAGGAAAACACTTAGTGGAAAAAAAGCCCACAAGAACCATTTAAAACTTCCACAAACCCAATTTGATTCATTCACTAAACAACCAACTTCTGCTACTGCAAAGCATGCAACATAAAACAAGGCATATATGACCAATAGCTTTATTTCTTTAAGAAACCATTTTTTCACAATGACCTCCGAAAAGATTGTTTTAGGAAGATGAAAATCAGTCAGCAGAAGTTTTGGTTGTGCAATCCACTTTTCGCCATCCAGTTATCAAACAAGATGTTTTCAGACTTTGGTCAACTGTTATTGAATATAAATTCGGACTTTTTTCAAGTGCTTCTGCTATTGAAGGTTTTGTGAACTGAGATAAAGCCAACAGCCAAATGCCCAAACCTATGAAGATGAAAACACCACGATCAAATATACTCATGACGAACTCCAAAAGGGTTTTATGGAAGATGAAATAGTGAATATCACATCCCAAATGAATTATCGAACTCTGGCTCTGAAGCCTGAGCAATACGATGACAAGGAAAACAGATTGATGCTGGCTTTTGTCAGTGAAGAACCAGTTCGCCGGGACTTTGGCTTCGAAGTCATTGACCAAGATGGAATGGATTTGAGTTTCATGGAAAGTGGCCGTGCGCCGCTTCTCTGGATGCATGATGCCGAGCAAGTTCTCGGTGTCGTTGAGAGGGTTGAAGTTGATGAAGCAGAACGGAAGTCCCGGGCTGTAGTCAGACTCGGAAAAAGTACTGACCTTCAACGCCAAACTTCTGAACAAATTTCAGACGGAATCATCAGCAATGTGAGTGTCGGTTACACGATCACCCGGATGGATGAAACCGATGAAAATATTGACGGCGTTCCCGTATTTCGAGTTCAGACTTTTCCGCAGGAAATCAGTTTGGTTTCCATACCTGCAGATAAATCAGTAGGAATCGGACGCAACCTAAAAAAACCCATCACACAGGATACCTCGATGGAAAACACAGTTGAACAGACCATTGCAAAATCAGTGGTCGAAGAAAACGATCCTGTAGTGGATGTCGATGCTCTCAGAATGGCGCATGGACAGGCACTAGAGGAACGAGCAAAGACCAACAAGGAAATAATTTCCCTTGCTGTAAGACATAACAAACGCCAGTTGGCAGATGATGCTATTGGCAGGAATATGAGCCTTGAAGAGTTCAGGGGTCAACTTCTCAATGCCATTAATACGAAGCCGCTGGATTCAGCCGCAGAGCCAGTTGAAAAGCCTGCTAATGAGAAGGGGCATTATTCATTTCTTAGGGCTTTAGGTGCGGCCAGCCGTGGAGATTGGAGTGAAGCAGGATTTGAAAAGGAAATGTCTCAGGAAGTCGCCATGAAACGTGGCCGCCAACCTCAGGGATTCTACATTCCTGATTTTGCATGGGGGCAACGTGAATTGACCGTTGGAACCGATGCCAGTGGTGGGTATTTCGCACCATCAGTACAGCTTTCCAGCGAGTGGATCGGTGCGCTGAGAGCTAAAATGGTGTTGCCCGGATTAGGAATGCGGATCATGTCTGGACTTCAGACTAAAATTCAGATTCCAAAACTCAGTGCAGGTGCATCAGCGGCATTCGTTGCTGAGTCAGGTGCTGTGTCAGATCAGACCCAAACCACGGCACAGATCACGATGCAGGCTCGCACACTAGGTGCCCGCACGGATGTGTCACGGCTTCTGCTTCTTGAATCAGATCCTTCAATTGAACAAATCGTCAGGGATGATTTGGTGGCCGCAGTTGCGAACAAAATTGAAGATGTGAGTATCGAAGGCGGAGGGTCAAATGAACCGACCGGGATCACGCAAACGAGCGGAATTGGCTCGGTGGCGATTGGCACAAATGGCGGCGCTCCGACTTGGGCCTCGGTGGTCCAACTGGTCAAAGAAGTCGAAATTGACAACGCCGCAATCAACGGAAATACCCTTGGATATTTAACAAATCCAAAGGTGAAATCCAAACTCGCAAGTACGGCCAAAGTATCATCTACAGATTCCGTGATGATCATGAATGAGCCATACGATTCCTTATATGGCTACCCGGTAGCGTTCACCACAAACGTGCCCAGTAACCTGACCAAAGGATCCACCTCTGGAACCTGTTCGGCCATGATACATGGGGACTTCAGCCAATTGATTCTTGGCGTATTCGGGGGTGGGCCTGACGTATTGGTTGATCCCTACACCTCTTCGAGTTCAGGGACAGTCCGAATCGTTGTCATGAACGAGGTTGATGTAGCGGTTCGTCATGCTCAGTCCTTTGCCGCATGTCTTGACTACACCACGACATGATTAAGGTGAAAATTATTAGGGATTGTGCAATCAGTGGCACTCATGTTTCTGCAGGTGATAGCGCAGAACTTGAGGATGCGGTTGCACGGGATCTGATCAACATGGGCAAGGCTGTCAGGAAAGATTCCAACCGAGCAATTGGGGCGAAGAAGTCTGACAAAGTCCTAAAAACTCGGAATCAGTAATGGCAGTTGAAGATGATGCAATGAGACTCGATTTCCTCACGGATTTCGGGGTGACTGATGCAACCTATACGGATGTGTCTGCAGGATCGTCTTCAACAATCACAGCATTACTTCAGACCGATTACTTGATGGAAGAAGTTGGTGGTGAGGTTGGGGTTGAAACAGCAACTCCGATCATCACTGCCAGATCCTCGGATATTTCAAACATCCAGCAGGGTGACACGATAGCAATCAGTGGAACGACTTACACCATTGTGGAAGTTAGACCTGATGGGGAAGGCATGACTAAATTAAGGGCGAGAACCTAATGGCGAATCACCTTAGACGAAGAATCCGTTCTCGTGTGGCTACGACCCTGACGGGTTTATCCACCACAGGTTCAAATGTTTTTCAAAGTCGTGTTTATCCAATGGAATCTGCTGATCTTCCGGGGCTTTGCATATACACCAATTCTGAAACAGTGGACATCGCATCAATCGGTGCAACAAGGACTCTGTTTCGAGAACTCAACTTGATGATTGAGGGATATGCCAGTGCATCCACAAATCTTGAGAACACTCTGGATCAGATTGGAAAAGAAATTGAGATCGCTTTTTCTGGTGATATCAAGATCAACAATCTGGCAATGGATTCACATTTAACTGATGTGGAAGTTTCACTTTCGGGTGAAGGTTCATCATCGATAGGCGTGATTCGTTACACGTATCTGGTTACTTACCAGAATGCGGAAAACACACCGGATACTCCGGCTTAATCAATAACTGCTAACACAGGAACTATCATGGCAGCAGTAACAGGAAATGGCGGGGTTCTCCAAGTATCCCCGGACAACAGCACTTACAGTGCAGTCGCATCCCTGAC